AACAACTCCAACATCGGCCGTAATTTATCTTATATTGTGCAAGATGAGGTTACAGGTAAATATCTTGGCGTCATTTGCATTTCATCGGACTTTCTTGATCTTACACCAAGAGATAACCATATTGGTTGGTCCCGTGAAGTAAAAACTAATCAAGGTATGATTAATCACACGGCCATTGGTTCTACTATTGTACCTTTACAACCTCTTGGATATAATTATACAGGCGGTAAACTTTTAGCATTACTTTGTCTCTGTGATAAGGTACAACAAGATTGGAAAAAACAATATGGTGATACACTCATTGGCGTTACTACTACATCATTATATGGTAAGTCTAAAACTAACCAGTTATCGCAGTATGATCGCCTGCAACATTGGAAAAAAATGGGCTTCACATCAGGCTCTGTGTCTTATGAGGCAAGAAAACCTACTGTAAAACTTATGCTTGATTGGTTGAAAAAGAACCATACAAGAAAATACTTTGAGTGGTATGTCGCCAAGAACCTTGACGGCATGCCTTACAAAAGAGACCATAAGAACCGTTCTTATACATTTATGTATTCTCAACTTGGCGTTGATAAAGAACTAATTCGTTCCGAACATGCCCGTGGTATCTATTTTAGTCCTTTGTATACCAACACTAATGAGTTTCTGCGTAAGGAAATCTCCGAGAAAGAACTTGCCAAGGCATTCGATTCCAGTTATGATGCTTTGGTAAATCTATGGAAAGATAAGTATGCAGGAAAACGGATTAAGTCTCTTATAGAGCAAGACCGTGTTTCTAAGGAAACTCTTTTCTATGATGACCTAATCTTTATGGATTGGGAAGAAACTAAAGCGAAATACCTACCTCAAGTAGGCAGATAAAAGAATTTGGTCAAATGTGGCCAAGTACCATTGATGGTTGCATTAATGGTAAATTCTGAAAAGGTGAAAAATATGTTGAAAGAAATAACAAAAGATACTCCCAAAAGTATCTTTCCAAAGAACTATCTTTTTGATGAAATTGATGGTGTTAAATGGAAAGAAAGATCATTTATACCATTTGATATGATTGAAATGGATCCTTATGATAATATTGTTAGAGTTGGAGGTACAAATGCAACTCTAATAAATGATCTTCGTGATTCCATGTCAAAAGGAATTAATCCAAGTGAGTGTCTACCAGTATTACAGGAACTTAAAATACCTGTTCCATACAATGATGTTATATATGGTTCAGGTGTATATCATTATAAATTGGTAGATGGACACAACCGATGTGAAACTTTAAAAATCCTTGGTTGTGATGGATATATGTTTGATGTAGCAGAGTTTGGTAATGATAGTGTAAACTATGAACTTGCCAGAGCTAGCTTTGCATTATCAAGCAATGCTCCTCGTCCAAAAATTTCTTCAAGCAATGAAGATGTTCGTAACGCTGCCGGTAAACTTGTTGAGAGAGGTTTATTGGAGAACACCATTGAAGATATTAAATCTTGGATAGAAAAGTATTCCCAATTTAGAGGAAAAAGAGCATCTGAAATTGCCAATCAGGTTGCTACAGGAAGTGGTGCCGCAGGTGCAATTGCTCTTTGGACACCTCCTATGATTAAGAAAGATGTTCAGAAATATGGTATAACATCTCATGGTGTTCTTGACCAAAAAAGAAATCTTCATGGTTATACCTGTAAAACAGGATATGAACATGAAACTGTTTTGATGGCTGCATCCAAACTTTTGGAATCAGGCCATGCTTCTTATGTTGTAGGACACATTGGTATACCAACTGGTGATGATACTATACAGGATGTTCGTGATAGCATTCCAGAAACCTTTAATTATTATGAAAAGGTTTTTGATAATCTTTTTGCTTATCGTATCAAAGAAGGTAAATATCCATGGGAAGTTATTGGATTTTTACCTCAGACTAAACAAGAACAAAAAGATAGAACAATAGTTCCTATAAAATAAATGAAAAGGGCCTTCGGGACCTTTTCTTCACTGGAGATATATGATGAAATATTTTGATTTCCATAAACTCGAACACCGTTGGGATCTACTTGAACCATTCCTTATCGTGTTTACAATCTATGCAATAATTTTCACTTCCGCGTGGGTTTACAATCGACTATCACGCTAACCTATTGATTCCCTTACAACTTGACAATTTAACTCGACTATGCTAGGATAGTGAAAATCGAGAAAGGAATCAGATGTCTAACGGAAATCAAACGTCGCTTCTAGCAAAACTACTTGCTACGGAAAATATCACGGTTCAACAAACACCAGGCATTAAAACTGCCATGTTTGACCTTAAAGGCCGTGTATTGATGCTGCCTATTTGGCAAGGCATCTCAAATGATCTCCAAGACCTCCTTATTGTCCATGAGACGGGCCATGCTTTAGATACTCCTGATGCCGACACATACAAAAAGGCATATGAAGGTATTACTGCCCGTGTTTTCCCTAACGAAACAATCTCCGAACAACTAAAGAAAACGGTTCAAGGTTTCCTTAACTGCGTTGAAGATGCCCGTATTGATAAGCGCCAAAAGCGCCGCTATCCTGGTTCACGTAAAAATTATCTTATCGGATATCGTGAATTGATGGAACGTGATTTCTTTGGCACGGCCAAACGTGATATCAATACCATGAACTTTATTGACCGCCTAAATATCTATTTCAAGGGTGGCAATATCAACTATAAAATGGAGTTTTCACCTGAGGAACGAGTGTTCCTAAAGCGGGCTGAAAACCTTGAAACATTCGAGGAAGTTGTTGGTCTTACAGAAGAAATCTATATCTACTGTAAAGAAAAATTAGAAAACCAACAAGAAATGGAACTTGATCTAATCGAGTCCGAAGAAGGAGAAGAAGGTGATGATTCCGACATTGATGATAATTTCGATGGCGATTTTAGTGATGATGACAGTGAAGGCAATGAACCGTCAGCCGAAGATGAAACCGATTCCAGTGAAGGTCAAGAAAAATCCGACGCACTAAACGGCGAAGGTGATATTCAATCCGACTCAACAAACACTGGTGCTGGCGCCGGTGATTTTATGCCTGAAAATGCTCCTGTTTCCGAAACTGATGAAACATGGCAGAAAAAATCTCAAGATATCGTTAAAGACGAAAACTGCCAATATGTTTATGTTAATCAACCTCAGGTAAATTGGGACAAAGCTGTTGATGACTATAAAAAAGTCCTTGAAGATTGGCATAAAGAAGTTGGATATGGTTATCTTGCAAGAGATATTGTTGAGTTTAACCGTAAACAAATGACCGAATGGAAAATGAAAGAGAAAGAAACAATCTCTTTCCTTGTAAAAGAGTTTGAGGCTAAGAAGGCTGCTGAAACATATGCCCGTATCAATATCTCCAAGACTGGTGTTATTGATACAAATAAACTCCACTCTTACAAGTATAATGATGATATCTTCCGTCGTCTAACCAATATCCCTAAAGGTAAGAACCACGGATTTATTATGTTCCTTGATTGGTCTGGTTCTATGCAATGGAACTTGAAAGATACCATGAAGCAACTTTTCTCCCTTTGTTTATTCTGTAAACAAATCGGAGTGCCGTTCGAGGTATATGCCTTCAAGGATTGCGGTTGTGATAATCCATTTACATATATCGGTCAAGAAAATGTAATTGGTGCTTCAAACCTTGTTATGCGAAACTTCCTATCATCCCGTATGAATGTTCAGGAACTTAACTTTGCAATGACTATGCTTTGGTGTGCCGCTAATCGCAACTGGATCAATTGTGATGGTATGGGTGGCACGCCACTTAATCATGCCATTATGATTGCACCAAAACTGGTTGATGACTTCCGTGCTAAGAATAAACTTGAAATTGTGAACACTATCTTCCTTACAGATGGTGATTCCAATCCAAGTGAAGGTATTAAGAATGAAAATACTCCTCGTATGCCTAATCAATCACGCCGTTATTTCTATGTTGATAAAGTAACACGTAAAACATATGATTGGGAATCATATGGTTGGGCCAATAATAATACTAATACTCTATTGCGTATCCTAAAAGATCGCACTGGTTGTAATCTTGTTGGTTTCTTTCTCTTCGGTGCCTCTTTCAATAAGTTTTCTTCTCAATTCAATCTTAGAGCAGATTATGGCAAGTTGAAAGAAATCCAAAAGTTCTGGAATGATAACAAGTTCTATCCTGTCAAAAGTGCCGGGTATGATGAGTATTATGTTATTGATGCTAAGTCAATGAAAAATACCACCAATGAACTATTGATTGACAATACTAAGAAGAATACCCCTAAGCAAATGGCAAAGGCATTTTCTAAGTTTGCACAAAAGAAAACGGTGAATAGAGTATTATTGAGGTCATTTGTAGAAAAGATTGCGGCGCCTTCTAAGAAGGCTTCGTAAAGTATCTTGCGGTAAAACCTTTACAATGGGATTGGAAACCACCAACAACTCTATTTAGTAAACAAGGGATTTTGAGATGAGTGAAGAAAATGAAGAATACTTTGTGAGTAAAGAACAAATGTTCTTTCAAGCACTGAAAGTTGCTGCCTATGCCAATAATGAAATCACCCGCCTCCGTGAAGAGAATAAGAAACTGCGGGAGGCGTTGAATCCGTTTGCCGATGCTTGGGAAGATAGAGAGATATGGCAGAGCATAATCGACATTGACGACTTACGGGCCGCAGCTGCCGCTATTCGGGAGAGTGAAAATGAAACAATATAAATCTCCTGACCGTGAAGGTAAGTATGGTGATTGGGTAGATGAAAACTATGACACCAACTACCCCCGCTTCCGCCATCTGTGGTTTCCTATGAATAAGTTTTCTTTATGGTATGCCACTGGTGGTAGTAAAGCATATAATAGGCAAGATGACCGTGCTACCGTAAAACGATGGTATCCTTGGGAAGGCGAGAGTGCTTTTTTGAGTTTGTTTACATACCCCGAGGAAATCAAAAAGGCTTACGATAAAAAGAAGATTAAGGAAATCAAGTCTGTTTACAAACCTCTGGGTAGGGCTTGACAAACACCATTCCTTGTGCTATAATCCATATATAATGAGAAATGTGAAAGGAAAAGATGTAATGGCTAAGAAGATTGACCGCGCCGAGTTTCTCGACAAAATCCGTTTTGAGTTCGGTGCTATTCGCTCAATCACCCGTCCGCAGGTTCTTGAAATCTGTGACAAATACGGACTTGATAAACCTAACTGGATTTTAAATGATGTTGCCCGTAAACTTGGCCGTGGTATCTATTCTCTTCCTGAGCATGGTGCCGACCTTCCTAAATCGGCAACTAAGGTGAAGGTTGCTGCGCCTGCACCTAAAGCACCTGTGGTTCCTGCCACTGCCGTTGCTATGGTTGCTCCTTCGGTTGTTGCGACAAATGCGGAACTTTCACTTGTTCCTGAGAAAGCAAGTGGTTATGTTCCATTCGGACATTTTGCCGATGTCCGTTCTATTATTAAATCTAAAAAGTTCTATCCAACATATATCACCGGCCTTTCTGGCAACGGTAAGACCATGATGGTTGAACAAATCTGCGCCGCTGAAAAGCGTGAAATGGTACGTGTTAATATTACAATTGAGACGGATGAAGATGATCTTATCGGTGGTTTCCGCCTTGTCAACGGTGAGACAGTATGGCAAGATGGTCCTGTTATTACTGCTATGTCTCGTGGTGCCTTACTATTACTGGACGAAGTTGACCTTGGTTCAAATAAACTTATGTGCCTTCAACCAGTTCTCGAAGGTAAAGCAGTCTATTTGAAAAAGACTAATCGTGTGGTTCATCCTGCTGCTGGTTTCAATATCGTTGCCACCGCTAATACTAAAGGCAAAGGTTCGGATGATGGTCGTTTTATCGGCACCAATGTTATGAATGAGGCGTTTCTAGAACGTTTCTCTATTACAATGGAACAGGAATATCCTGCTGCTAAAATCGAGTCTAAAATCCTTAATAATGTCCTTGGTGCTTCTGGTATTAACAATACCGAGTTTGTTGATAAATTGGTTACTTGGGCAGATGTTATTCGCAAGTCCTTCTATGAAGGTGCTTTGAGTGAAATTATCTCAACTCGTCGTCTCGTCCATATCTGCGAGGCATATGCTATCTTTAATCAAAATAAAGTTAAGGCTATTGAATTGTGCCTTAATCGTTTTGATATTGATACGAAGAATGCCTTTATGGAACTTTATAAGAAGGTTGATGAAACGGTTGAGAGCGTTACTGCTCCTAACCTTGATGATGTCCCTCAGGTCTTAAAGATGCTCTATAATAATAGAACTTGACATTACACCAATACCCTGCTATAATGTATAAATCGTCGGCATTATAGCAGGGTATCATCCCACTAAACGACGAAATTAAACTATGTATGGAGAAATATATAATGGCTACAGCACGTAAAACCCAAATTGAAAAGATCGAGAACGTCCTTCTTAAGCACAACACAGGCGCTGGTATCACCGCTGATTCTGTTGCTAAGATTGCCCGCGTTCCTCGTGAGTCAGTTGCAAAGCGTGTCGCGGATCTCCGTGAATATTATAACATCTACACCAACTACCGCATGGTTGATGGTAAGCGCACAGCTTTCTACCGCCTTGCTCAGTAATACTTTCTAAAAAGTATGCTATATAGGGATGTGGCTCTCGCCACGTCCCTTTTTGTTTATGGAGAACATTATGGAAATTAAAATCTCAACCGAAGAATTGCGATCAAAAAAATTATTTGTAGCGACCCCCTGCTACGGAGGTCAATGTTTCGGTTTGTATGCTAAAGCCTGTTTAGACTTGCAGGCAACATGTATTCAATACGGCATGGAGTGCCGCTTCTCTTTTATCTTCAATGAAAGTCTAATCACAAGAGCACGTAATTACCTAGTAGATGAATTTCTACGCTCTGGATGCACCCATCTACTATTCATTGACTCTGATATCCAATTTAATCCGCAAGATGTTTTGGCATTGCTTGCATTAGATAAAGATATTATTGGCGGTCCATATCCTAAGAAATCAATTAATTGGGCCAACATCGTTAATGCTGTTAAACGCAATGCCGATAATAAAGAATTTAATCCCGGTATGCTTGATGGTGTTACAGGCGATTTTGTTTTCAATCCAGTTCCTGGTACAAAGTCATTCAAGGTAACCGAACCAGTTGAGGTTATGGAGATTGGTACCGGGTTTATGATGGTAAAGCGTGAAGTGTTTGACAAGTATGCAGAAGAATATCCACACCTTCATTATAAGCCAGACCACGTTGGTCAGGCCAACTTTGATGGTACACGATATATTCATGCCTTCTTTGATACAGTAATTGATCCACAGTCACATCGTTATCTTTCAGAGGACTATATGTTCTGTCAAAATGCCAGAGCAATTGGCCTTAAAGTTTGGTTGTGTCCATGGATGAAAACAACCCACGTTGGTACATACGGATTCCAAGGCGACCTTCCTGCGGTTGCAGCTTTGAGCGGTAATTTGCGGTGATAATCGGCGTTGTCGGTTTCATAGGATCCGGCAAAGGTACTGTAGGCGATATTCTTGAAAGAGAACACGGTTATAAAAAGTTTGCCTTTGCTGATGCTCTAAAGGACGCGGTTGCAGGTATCTTCCTGTGGCCGCGTGGCCTTTTAGAAGGTGATACTAACGCCTCGCGGGCCTTCCGCGAACGTGTTGACCCTTGGTGGTCCCATAAGTTTGGTTATGAAGTCACACCAAGATTAATTCTACAAAAATTTGGAACAGAAGCCTGCCGGACAGGAATCGCAGATAACATCTGGATCGCCGCATTAGAAAAACGTATTCACGGATACGATGATGTGGTTATCACCGATTGCCGTTTTCCTAATGAAATCGATTTTATACGGAGTGCCGGCGGCGTGCTTATTCGTGTTAAACGAGGTGATGATCCTTCTCCAGAACAAATTTCCAAGATGCATATATCCGAAACGGCTTGGAACAATTATGATCCAGATTTTGTTATTCATAACGAAGGAACAAAAGATGAATTAAAAGAGAATGTAAAAATCATCTTGACACAATCTGAAAAACAATATAAAATGAAACATACACTGTGAATATAAGGAGTATATTATGAAATTTAGTGAGAATACCTTAACAGTTCTAAAGAACTTTTCCAATATCAATAGTGGCGTTGTTCTTAATTCTGGCAAGGTTCAAAAGACCATGTCATCGGAACGTTCCATTCTTCTTGAGGCAACTTTAGATGATGATATTCCGCAACAGTTCGGTATCTATGACCTGAACCAGTTTCTTGGTAATATTACAACTCTAAAAAATCCTGAGATTACTTTTGGTAAGGATTCTGTATCCATGACCGAAGGTGATTTCACTTTGACATATCTTGCATGTTCCCCTAACCTTATCATTACACCGCCTGCTGATAAGGAACTTACAATTAAGAATGTTGATGTTGCCTTTACCTTGGCAAATGCTTCTCTCTCCCGTCTATTAACTTTGGCACGTATGAATAATCTTCCACACCTATCTGTAGTTGGTAAGGATGGTGCCCTATTGCTCCAGATCCACGAGAAAGCAAATGATACATCTAATCACGGTTCTACAAAGATTGGTGATTATGCTGGCAAGGACTTTATTGCAACCTTTAAGAGTGAGAACCTCAAGCTTATTCCTGATGATTATGATGTCGAATTACAGATTGGTGCCTTTGCCAAGTTTATTAATAAATCAGGCAATCTAAAATACTTCATCGCCCAGGAAACAAAGTGATGAGTAGAATAACCGATTTGGTTGTTATGTTTTTTGTTGGTTGTTCTGTAGGATTGTTTGTCTTTATGGTATACTCTGCTACAGACCACCAAAGTAAATGTAAAGATGCCGGCGGCGTGTCCGTTCGTGGTGTCTTTAAGTATGAATGTATTAACCCAGGTGCAGTTATTGAGGTGAACTAATGAGTATGATGGGACATAACCAGCAACAAAGGTCGGTGCAAGGACTCACCGAGGAAGACCGTAAGATTCTTCGTAAGGCAGTTATGGAGATGAATGACTCCATGACCCGTGTTGGTGCTGAAAGAGAACTACAAAAAGAAACCACAAATGAAATTGCTGATAAACTTGGCATCGATAAGAAATTATTTCGCCGTATGTCGAGAGCATATTTCAAGGCTAACTTTAAAGAAGAAGTCCAAGAGAATACGGACTTCGAAGAGTTTTACACCACTATTATGGAAAAGACGGCATCTTAAAGATGAACAGTTTATTTTACGAGCAATGGTACAAATCAAGAGTTAATAAGATTATTAACATATTTGGAAAATCATGGTTTGTAAATAAACAAATATTGGAGTTAGGATGTGCAAATGGAGATATAGGTATAGAATTCTTAAAATTAGGTTCTAGCGTAGTTTTTTCCGATTCAAGAATACAAAATTTGGAATCTGTTGGTATAAAATTGTCAGAATATAATTTTATACCTGAGTGTGCGTTAATAGACCAGGACAATGATTATAATTTTAATAAAAAATTTGATCTTGTTTTAAACATGGGTACATTATACTTACTAAAAAATTGGAAAGAAGATTTAAAAAGAAGTTTAATGCATACTAATATTATGATATTAGAATCCACAGTTAGTCCTAGAAAAAATCAATCATTTATTATAGAAACGCAAAATTATAATTATGGGTCTATGTATAACCGTATTTTTTATAGAACACAAGAAGAGATAGAAAATGAATTATTGAATTTGAATTGTAAGTATATCAGATTTGATAATGAAGAAATGAACACTAAAAAAGGATGGTTAGGAAATAAATTACATCCGGGAAATAGATCAATAGAAATGATATATGATTGGAATTACGAAAAATTTGAAATGAACTTGTATGATAATAATACAGAGCAGGTTCATTTCAAAAGATTTTGGTTAGTTTTGAAATGAAGAAGGTGATTGATGGAAGATTTTTTGTTTGTTGAAAAATATCGTCCTCACAAAATTGAGGATTGTATTTTACCTGACCGCCTTAAATCGGTGTTTCAGGAATATGTGAAGAATGAAAATATACCTAATCTTATGTTGACCGGTTCTGCCGGTTGTGGTAAGACTACGGTAGCAAGAGCGATGTGCGAGGAGATTGGATTAAACCATCTCTTTATTAATAGTTCCGATGAGCGTGGTATTGATACTCTCCGCACAAAGATTAAAGGTTATGCATCAA